TGGCAGATTTCAAGACCTGGGCAGATGCTCGCGGCATCACCTACGGCACAGATGCCAAGATCGGAGAGCAGATGCTCCGGTCCATGGATTACCTAGAGACCCTGGACTACCAGGGGCTGAAGTCGGACGAGAACCAGGCGCTCCAATGGCCAAGGGACCAGGTGTTCATTGATGGCTATTCGGTGGACTCGAACGAGATCCCCAAGGAGCTGAAGTATGCGCTCTATGAGTGCATCAAGACGGAGATCGACGGCGACTCCCGGCTGACGCCGGTCGAGCGAGAGGTCCTGTCAGAGAAGGTGGACTCCATCCAGGTGACGTACAAGAGCAGCACCGGGATGAAGCGCCAGGTGCCTGGCCTGACCCATGCCCTACGGAAGCTAATCAAGCCGGTGACGGCGGTGTCCCGCGCATGAGCTTCAACTATACCTCCCTCTCGAACAGCGCAGCGTCCCTGCTGAAGAAGTTCGGGGTGGAGTACACGTTCACCAGAACCACGAAAGGCGCCTACAACCCGGCAACGGGGAGGACCAGTGATTCATCGTCCACGTTTACGGGATATGGCTGCCTTTTTGATTATTCTGATGCTGATCGGACTGATGGAGCGGTGCTCCAGGGAGACCGACGGCTACTGGCGGAGGCGGGAACCTATGAAGTCGGCGATCAAGTGGCTATCGGATCGGATTCGTGGCGCGTTGTCACCGTTTCTGACATTGCCCCCTCTGGGACGGTGGTGGCCTCAAATCTCCAGGTCCGGAAATGAAAACCTTCAAGCAGGCCCTGGACAATCTAGCGGAGATGCCGGAGAAGGTGGTCCGGGGGACGCTCCTAGGATTAGCAAGTAGGATTATCGACGACACTCCGGTCGATACAGGGCGCCTCCGGGGCAACTGGCAGGCGTCCTTCGATGCGGCCAAGAACAGCAAGCTCCAGCGGACGCAGACGAGCACAGGGAGTGGCGCCGCAACGGGCGAAGCGGAGCAGGTGATTGGGCGGTATCAACCCGGCCAGACGTTCTACCTGACGAACAATCTCCCCTATGCGTACACGATTGAGTTTGGGGGATCGAAGGTGAAGGCGCCCCAGGGTATGCTCCGGAAGAACGTGGCGGCCTACCAGGCGCGCATCAACGAAGCTATCGCGAAGGCGAAGAAATGAGCACCTTTTTCAATGACATGCAGGCGGCTCTGGATACCCATCTCGACGGGATGGACTCGACGCCTATCGCCTGGCCGAATGTACCGTATGAGGGAGATGGCACGGAGTACCTCCGGCCCAACTTCATCCCGGCTGAAACGGTGCAGGCATCGCTTGGGGATACGGGGAAGGACGAGACTAATGCCATCTACCAGGTGGACGTATTCTCAGAGCGCGGCTCAGGCCGCAGTACGCTCCCCGACACCATCGCCGACCATTTCAAGCGCGGCACGGTTTTGACCTATAATGGGACTAAGTTGCGGGTACGATCAGTGAGTGTCGCTCCTGCAATCCTAGACGGCGCGTATTTTATCGTGCCGGTTTCGATCAACGTGCAGACATACACAGGGGCACGATCATGACTATTGCAAACGGTGCGCAACACAGTCTGCATTTCGTTGCAGAAACCACCTACGGGACCACGCCCAGCACGCCGACCTGGACCCCCGTTCCCCATACCGGCACCAGCCTGGCGCTCACGAAGGACGCCGTGGAGTCGGAGAAGCTCCGGGGCGACCGGCAGGTGGAAGATTTCCGCCATGGGAATAAGAGCGTCTCCGGTGAGATCACTGGCGAGCTGGAATACGCAGCGTTCGACGACCTCCTGGAAGCGGCGCTATGCGGCACCTGGACGACCGACGTCCTCAAGGCTGGCACGACTCGCCGGTCCTTTACCTTCGAGCGGAAGTTCGCGGACCTCGCCTCTCCGGAATATCACCGGCATACGGGCTGCGAGATCAACTCCATGAGCCTGAGCGTGTCGCCGAACAGCATGGTGACTTGCACCTTCGGGGTGGTGGGCAAGGATCTCTCCCTGGCTACGGCTCAGGTAGCGTCCAGCACCTACAGCGCCGACGTGGGGAATACCCCGTTCGATAGCTTCACCGGTTCGATCTCTGAGGGTGGCTCCACGATTGCCACCGTCACGGCCATGGAGCTGTCCCTGGAGAACGGCATCGAGCCCCTGTTCGCAGTGGGATCCGCCACGACCCAGCGCCCTGCCATCGGCAAGTCGCGGGTGACGGGTACGCTCACGACCTACTTCGAGAGCAAGACCCTCTACGAGAAGTTCCTTAACGAGACCTCGTCCAGCATCGCTCTGACGCTGACGGACGTCGCCGGGAACGACTACCTGATCGAGATCGGGAACGTGAAATATAACAGCGGCCAGCCTGACGTGTCGGGTGAAGGCGCGGTGACCATCGCCATGGAGTTCGTGGGACTCTACGACACCAGCGACGCATCGAACCTGGTAATCACTCGAACCGACGCATAATCCATAAGGGGCGGATATGGAGCTGAACGAGCTATGCGTAGTCGATGACCACGAAGCGGGGAAGGAGGTCCGAATCCTCTCCCCCGCTAGTGGTAAACCCACCGACGTCTATATCACCGTGAAGGGGCCCTACAGCGCGTCCTGGCGCTCCCAGAAGCGGAAGCAATCGGTGGCCATGATTCGAGCCCGGGAAGAAAAGAAGCTAGACAGGCTCAACTATGACGAGATGGACGCGGAAGCCCTGTCCGAGGTGACGGTGTCCTGGCGTGGCCTATTGAAGGATGGCGAGGAGTACGCCTTCAGCAAGGCGAACGCCCTCTCCCTGTACAAGTCCTCCCCTCCCGTGGTGGCCCAGCTACTCAAGGTCCTGAGCGACACCGAGGGTTTTACGAAAGGCTGATCGAAAACTTCGTCTCTTTCGGGCGCTGGTGTATGTGGATCCACGCCTCACCAGAGAAAAGCACGGTCAGTCGATACGAATCCCTCAAGCAGGTGGAGAAATCCACAGGACGCACCCCCAAGGAGCTGGAGAGCGGGCCAGAGCTTCCCCCTCTTATGGTCGATGCCTGGCAGGCGTATATCACGCTTTCGTCGTATACTTACCAGGAGGTCGAGAGCTATATTCGTCTGACTGGGCATGAGCTTGGGCCCTGGGAGGTCGAGGCGATTATGAAGCTCGCCAAATATCGAGAGGTGACGCCCAAATGGCCGAAATAGCATCCCTCCAGCTAAAGGTAGACACCGGGGACATCCAAAAGGCGGCGTCCGCCATCGAGCTGCTTCGGGAGCAGGAGGAGCGTCTCGATAAGGAGTCGAAGAAGCTCCCCGCCTCTCAGAGGAAGGTCATCGACCAGCTCCATCGGATGGAGGCCCAGACCCGTCTGACCACGGACGAGCTGGAGCTGTACAAGCTGGCACTGGATGGAGCGACCCGGGAGCAGCTAGAGAACGCTTCGGTCATGCAGCGCCAGGCCAAGGCATCCGGTCAGGCCGCTGGCGGATTTAAGCTGATGAAGGGAGGGGCAGCGAACCTCTCCATGCAGCTCCAGGACGTCGCGGTCCAGGCTCAGGCTGGCACGGCGGCATCTATCATCCTCGCTCAACAGGGCCCCCAGATCGCCTCTGCCTTCGGTCCTGCCGGTGCTGCCTTCGGTGCCATAATCGCCTTCGGATCCCTCCTAGCTGGACCCCTGATCGCATCCATCATGGGCGCAGGGGACGAGGCCGACGAGCTAGAAGAAATCATGAAAAGCCTGGGGACGACGTTTAATCGTACCGGGGCCGCAGCCTTCGAGCTGAGCGAGGACTTCAAGCTTCTAGCGGATGCGAACCAGTCCCTGGCAGCCATCGAGCTAGCACTGCGAATGTCAGAGGCCGAGAAGGCCATCCAGCTCGCAGGCAAGGCGATTAGTGACGCATTTGGCGCAACTAGCCACACGATCATGAACGCCACCGGCGCGCAGCTTCTAGCCCTAGCTGAGAACGCGGACAAATCGAACGAAGCATTCGACGGGGTAGACCCGAAAAACTTCGTCGCGTTGCAGGCTGGGGTGAAGGCCCTGGCTGCCGACCTTGGCATGACCTACGAGCAGGCAGCGCGGCTCTCTGGCACCTTCCGCGAATACGAGGACAACCGCACCCCGGAGAACCTCCAGCGACTCCAGGACGTGACGGCAGCCCTAGCAACGGAGCTAGGAACGGCGGACGAGGAGTTCGGGACGCTGGCTAGGCAGATCCTTGATTCAGGCAAGGATCTCGATATAGCGCAGCGCCTATTCGACAAGCTGACGGCAGCCATGAAAGGCCAAGGCGCGGCGGCAGAGTTCGCGTCCAGTAAGAACGAGGAATATCTGGACGACCTGGAGTTCGAGTATCAGCTCCTATTCAAGACGGCAGAGCAAGCGGCCTACCTGACGGCGATCAAGGCAGGGCTGAGCGAGGAGGAGGCTAGGGAAGCGGCGCGGCTATCGGAGCTGATTCGCCTCCGGAACGCTGAGACGGCGTCCATGGACGCAACGACCAGGGCGGCAGAGGCCCGGGAAGATGCGGCCACGAAAAGCGCCGAGGCGATTGCCTTATCCCTTATGACGGAGGAGGAGCAGCTACGGGAGTCCTATAACAAGCGGAAGCAGGACATCCTGGATGCCACCTTTGAGACAGAGACGGAGCGCCAGGCTCTGCTGGTCAAGCTACAGGCAGCGCATCAAGAAGAAATCGCCGAGCTAAATCGCAGCGCCCTAGATCAGTATCTGGTAGACACCCAAGAAGCCATGGCTAACTTCGACCAGGTCCTGGTGGATATGGTCGAGCAGTTTACCACCGGGTTCGGCAATGCGTTCGAGCAGGCCATATTCGACGCGGAGAGCCTGGACGAGGCGTTCGCAGGGCTAGCGGAGACCATCGGACGCACGGCGGTCAACGCTCTAGGCCAGTTCATTGCGCAGTATGCGGTCACAAAGCTGATGGAAAAGGCGCTAGACAAGCAGAACCAGGCAGGTGCAGCAGCAATGTTGAGCGCTAACGCAGCGGCCATGGTTCCCCAAGCAGCCCTGAACGCCTACGCCAGCACCGCAGCAATCCCGATTGTAGGCCCCGCTCTGGCGCCAGCAGCAGCCGGTACGGCGGCAGCATTCGCGGGCACCCTAGCGGCAGCGGTCACGGCTCTATCGTCCGCAGGGGTGGCTGCACGGGCTCTAGGGGGGCAGGTAAGGGCTGGCCAGTCCTACCTGGTCGGGGAACGCGGCCCGGAGCTTCTAACCATGGGCAACGCAAACGGACGGATCGCCACGAACGAGTCCATGAGAGGCGGCAGCCCTGGCCTGGTCTACTCCCCAACGGTGAATATCTCCGGCGGCGCTACGGAACAGGATCGAGCCATATTTGCGGCCCAGCTTAGGCAGCAGAAAGCGGAGATTGCGGACCTATTAGCACGGAGACGGTTCTAATGCCCCTCACAATGCCAACGACTAAGCCAACTAATACCGAGTGGTCCATCGTGTCGAATGCGCGGACCTTTACAAGCCCCCTCACAGGCGCGATACAGACGGCCCAGAGGAGCGGTAACAGGTGGAGCGTTACCCTGACCTACGAGAACCTTTTCGAGGCTGAGAGGGCCGTTATGCAGGGCTTCCTGGCGCAACTGACGGCGACCGCGAATAACTTCTTCCTGGAGGACCATTCCTACAGCCGCAGAGCTGATGGGACGGGGACGCCTCTGGTCAATGGCGCCTCCCAGACGGGCAACACCCTGACGACGGACGGATGGTCTGGGACCTATGCCATGCGGATCGGGGACTTCTTCGAGGTGAACGGCGAGCTGAAAATGTCAACGACGGACGCAGCCATCACGGCAGGAGCGGCCACCCTGTCCTTCGTGCCTGAATTGCGAGAGGCCCCAGCGGACAACGCGGCCATCACCATCACCAACCCGAAAGGGGTTTTCCGGCTGACCAGCCCTGTCACGACCTGGAGCAACCGGTCCCCTAGGATCTCTAGCTTCAGCTTCGAGTGTGTGGAGGACGTGCTGGCATGAGTCGCGGCCTGAGTTCGGCGAATATAACGGCAGTAGATGGGGACGTAGTCCGGCCCGTGGTGTTCGTGGAGCTGCACTACGACTCCTCCACGCTCTACATCCACGACAATATCGGCGACATCACGGCAGACGACTGGAATGGCACCAGCCGAACCTGGTCCGGTATCGGAGATCTAGGCTCGATCTCGACCATCGAGGAGGGCAAGGATATTTCCCCCTACAAGCTCGACCTGGTGCTTTCCGGTATCGACGCCACCATCGCAGCCAAGGCGCTAGGCAAGGAGACCGGTCTCCGTGAGGTCTATGTGCTGGTAGGGTTCATCGGCCTGGATCGGGTGGTGGTGGACGACCCGCACCCCATGTGGAGCGGTCTAGCTGACGAGGTCCAGATGGCCATCGGGTCCGAGTCGGTGGTGAAGGTATCGTGCGAGTCCAAGCTGGCCGCCTTTGAGAAGGTGAACGGCAGGCTCCAGAACGACGCGGACCACCAGGCGGAGTACAGCGGGGACCTGTTCTACAAGTACCTTCCCAAGATGGTCGAGGCCAAGTTCCGGTGGGGCGGCAAGACGCAGCAGTTCGGTGCAGGCACTCCGGAGGGCGATATTAACGGAGGGCGCGGCGAGGGGAACATCGGTCTCTGATGACGCGCTACGAGGCAGTGAAGGCGGCTGTCCGCAAGTTCCAAGACGAACCGTTCGCCTACGGTGCCTTTGATTGCTGCGAATTTGTGAGGGAAGTGGCTACCCTCTATCGGGGGAGAGATCCGGCGCCCGAGCTGGTCTACATGAGCGAGCGGGACGCTAACTACCTGATCGCCGAGGCAGGTGGACTCCCTGAGCTTATGACCTATGTGTTCGGCGCACCTATCGAGCCAGATGCCGCAGAGGTCGGGGATGCGTTACTATTGAAGCTACCGAAAACAGGGGCCGTCATGGGGGTGAAAGTCCCGGACGGAGCCCTGGTTCCCGTTAAGCGAGGGCTGCTGAAAGTGTCCCTACGTTATGCACTTGAGGGCTGGAGGATCTAATGGCCGAAACAGCGGTTATATCAGCGATAGCGGGAGCCATTAAAGGCGCATCGGCGACCACCATCGCCGTCGGAGCAGCAGCCACGGCAGCCGTCGCCAGTATTGCCATCTCTAGCGTACAGATGAAGAAGGCCCAGGCGGACGCACGGAAGGACGGCTCCAGGGCTCCCCGAGACATCACCGTCAGAAGCGCTATAGAGCCCGCTAGGATCATTTACGGGCAGGCCCGTACCTCTGGCCCAGTGGTGTACACGAACACCGCCTCCACGCCAGGGACGACCGATAACAGCACCCTTTGGACCGTGATCTCCCTCTGTAACCATGAGGTGGAGGACATCACGGACATCTGGCTGGATGGGGACGAGATCACCGACTCCCAGATTGACGCCAGCGGAAATGTCACCTCTGGCAAATACGGCCCCATCGGCTCGAATACCATCACGAACGTCTATAAGCGCTACGGGACGAGCACTCAGACGCACGTCACGGCGCTGTCCAGCGCTTTCTCTGACTGGACCTCCGCCTACGATGGGAAGGGTGTCGCCTATATCGTGACTGGCTTCGAGCTAGGCACGGCTACCGGCGGCGGAGAGGGCGTATGGGCGCAAGGGGCGCCCCAAAACATCCGGGCCGTGGTGAAGGGGAAGAAAGTCTACGACCCCCGCCTGGATTCGACGCAGACCGGCATTTCGGGGTCCGGGTCTCACCGCCTAGCAGACAGCTCGACCTGGGAGTGGTCGGACAACCCGGCTCTATGTGTCGCGGACTACCTGTTCGACGACCGCCTGGGGATGGGCGCGGAAGGCATTACCTATAGCGAGATCGACTGGGAGATGGTGGCCGCAGCGGCGGACGTCTGCGACTGCACCGGGTCGGGGGACTCATTAGTCCCAAGCCCAGCAGGGAACCAGAAGCGCTATACCTGCAACGGCGCACTGTCTACCGGCGAGACCTACGCGGAGAACATCAAGCAGCTACTGTCCTCTATGGGGGGCAGCATCACCTGGTCCGGGGGCAAGTTCCGGATTCGCGCTCTGGCCTATGAAGCTCCGACCTATTCCTTTACCGGGGATGACGTGATCGGGGACATTCAGATCCAGCCCGAGGTAAATCGTGCGGATCGCTTCAATCTGGTACGCGGGACGTTCATCGACGCAGACTCCGACTATGTGGCCACGGAGTTTCTTCCGGTCGAGAGCACGACCTTCCGGGATGACCGGGACGATGGCCAGTCTCTGAACAAGCAGATCAAGCTGCCGTTTACGAACAACGAATATATGGCGCAGCGGATCGCCTTCAAGCACCTGAACGTGGCCGACCAGCAGCTTCGATGCGTCGTGCCCATGAATTACAAGGCCATGAAAGTGGCCGTAGGGGACCGGATCCAGCTCTCGATTGACGAGCTGACGTGGACAAATAAGCCCTTCATCGTGGAGGGGTGGGTGTTCGCTCCGGATGGTGGATACGAGCTAGAGCTTCGGGAGGAGGACGAGGACGCCTACGACGACCCCGTGCTGGGGGACTACTCGACGCGGACCTATGCTGGGGACGTGGTCTTTCCGGACCCTGACGTTCCAGCACCCTCTGGCCTGACGGCAACGAACGAGCAGGAGGCCGTAGTCCTGTCCTGGGACGAGCCCAGCCGACCCTCTGCCTACAACGAGATCATCGTCTATGCGTCCTCCAGCTCTGCGTTTTCGGGAGCTAGCGAGATCGGACGGACCCGTGGCAACACGTTCCGCCATGAGATCGACATCGTGTCAGCCACCTACCCTGGCTCCGCCACGTTCTACTACTGGGTGCAGGCGGTAGACATTGAGGGCGAGACGTCGATTAAAAACCCGAACAGCTCGACCAGCACCATCCAGGGCATCGCACAGAAGATAAGCACGAATGACCTGGACGACGATGCCAACTTCGCGCTGACGGCAGACTGGCCGTCTGTCACTGACTCCTTGGGAACGGCCCCGGACGACAACGCCACGAACAACGGCTCCACGATTAACACTGACGGCGACATCGCTGGATCTATCGACACGGCAACGACCGGGGACATCCACGGAGGCCAGACTGGCTATGACACTGGCACAGGTTACTTCCTGGGCTACGATACAAACGCCTACAAATTCTCCATCGGGAACAGCTCAGGCGACAAGCTGACCTTCGACGGGTCGAACCTCGCTGTCACCGGGAACATCACGGCAGACGGCGGAAGCATCGGCGGCCTGACCATCGCCAGCAATAAAATCTATCTCGGCAGCGGCACCTTCAATCATACGAACACCGGGTTTTACGTTGACAACACCGGCCAGTTCAGCCTGGAGGACAAGCTCGCTTTCTACCCCTCTGATGCCACCCTACGGGTGAAGGGCAACATTGAAGCGGACGTCATTTCAGTGACCGACTCGCTCCAAGTAGCCGGGAACCTCGTCGCCTCTAGCCTAGAAGATGGCTCTATCACCAGCACGATGCTCACGGAAGAAGCGATAAACGCGATCTTTGATCGCATCGCTACCAACCTGGGCGGGACGAATGGTGATTACAAGGAGACCACGGACAACTTCACCACCTCTGGGGGAACGGTTTTAGTCGGCACCTCGTCGGACAAGTTCGATCACGGCGATCAGGACGTTGTGATTGAGCTGGTGGAGAATTACGGGTTCAGCCAGACCACAAACTACACCGACGCCGCTGACTTACGGGCTACGGTCACGTTCCAAGTTTCGGCAGATGGCACCTTTACCGACCTGACCAGCCTCAATCGTACCCAGACGTTTACCCTTGGGAAATACGACCTGTCCGCCTATTACGGGTCGCAAGTTTACATCTGGTACTACGGCCCGCGCCTGCTTACGACGACCTACACCGCAGCGCAGCTTACGGATAATACGGACTACCAGTTTAGGGCCGTGATTAGCAGCGTGGGTGATGCCTTCACCGGCATTACCTACCCCGTGACGCTTGAGGTGAACGAAGGCGTTCAGGGCGTTACGTCTGCCGGGGGTGACGCTAACACCCTAGATGGTTTGGATAGCACCCAGTTCCTCCGCTCTGACGCCACAGACACGATGAACGGAAGTCTGACCATCACAGGCGACCTGACGGTTAATGGCACCACGGTAACGCTCAACACCAGCACGCTCGACGTTGAGGACAAGAACATCACCCTGAATTACGGGGCCGGGGATACGTCAGGATCAGCGAACGGCGCAGGCATCACGATTCAGGATGCGGTCAATAGCACCACGGACGCGACCATCCTATGGGATACCACAAATGATCGTTTCAATTTTAGCAACGCGGTCAATGTGGAGACTGGCGGTATAAGGTCGGTGGGAGCGACAAGTGACTCGGCCGCATATTCTGGAATCTTCCGTAACAGCGTAGGCGCTAACCTGCTGCTTGTGCGGAATGATGGCGTTGTGCAGGTCACGGAAAATTACTTCTATGCTAGCAATTCAGCGGGTGCCTATTTCACCGGAGCGATAAGAGCGCGGGGCGGTATCGTAAACGACCAGGGCGACCTTCTGCTCAACGATAACGTGAACGTCAATGGGACGCTGACGATTGACCACAGCACCTTCGGTGAAGGTCTTGTGCTGGAAAGACAGGACTCAAGCAACGCCTCGTCGATCAAGTTCACGAACACCGCAGGAACCGCCGGGATTCTGTACGGGCGGCACAGTGATAACGAGCTTGTCTGGCGCGACGGAACCACCACCAACAACTTTATGGTTTGGCATCAGGGCAACGATGGTCCGAATAGCGGTCTCGATGCGGACACCGTTGATGGTTTTGATGCTTCATCGCTCCTGCGCTCTGATGCGTCAGACAATTTCAGCGGAGATTTCCTAGAGTTTCAGGACAACAAGGTACTGCGCTTTGGTGCCAGCGCCGATTTCCGCATCTGGCATGACGGGTCGAGCCAAGACACGTATTTCCGCAATTATCGGGAAAACAGCAACGTCTATTTTCAGTCTGAAGATAGCGGCGGCACTAACCACGCGATGATCTACCTGCGCGGGGATACGACCGCGCCTTACGTCCAGCTTTACTATGACGGCGGCGAGGTGATGCGAACCTCGTCGGGCGGCATCACCGTTTATAACACCGTCAACGCGGTAAGCGGCTATGACGTAAACGGCACCAACGTGATTAACGCCTCTAGGGGAGCGACTTTTGATTCCGTTGAAGGCACCCGCATAGGCGTAAACAACACAAGCGCCACTACAAAGCACGGCATTGCCCTGTATGGCGGCTACGGATCAGGGACTAATCCCACCTACGGGATTATGTTTACGGGCACGTCAGGCTCTGGCACCCACGGCAGGGTGACGGGTGACTGGGCTACCTACTTCACGATGAATAACAGCGCTGGACGGGGCTGGATATTCCGAAACCAGAGCACCAGCACCAACGTCGCATCCATCAGTAACGCAGGCTTGGCCAACTTCGCCTCAACTGTTTTGACGGATACCTATAGCGGTGGGACAGGCGATTACACAAACGTCGCCACGCCACAGCTAAAGATCGTCGCAGAGGGCAGCACCTATTGGCGCATCCCCCATGTGTCGGGACATAGCACCGTCTCTGGCGTCTACAACTATCAGACGGGGAAGGACGTTTATTGGGGCGAGGATGCTGATACGGGGGTCTACAGGTTCCGGGGTCGGGATTTGCGGGTTGAGCACGGCAAGCTGATTATGGGCGATCAAACCGCCCTGGAGGTCGCTGGTAGCTACCTTCGCATCAATCAAGGCAGCTATCACAGTAACGGGAGTTGGTTCGGAAGCTCTGACGTAGGGAGCAGTTCTGGCACATTCCATTGGGGATCGAATGGGGCGCCAAATACGGCACGGGTCATCATTGAGCCGGGAACCTATGACGGCAACAACGTCATAAAGCTAGATGGAGCTGATGGGCACGTCACCGGACGCAAACTAGAGGCTGTCAACTCAACGACAGCCAACGAGCTTATGCTGCTTCACGCTACGAGCGACCGTTTTGCTGATGCAATTTTTGCGGACAACAACGGCTCAATCCGACTGCGCCAGGACTATGGACAATTTCAAGTCTACAGCGGAGGCGCGGCGAACAGCACTAACGCCAGCGGAGCCGCTAATCGCTTTGAGGTTACAGCGAGCGGGATCAATATCCCCTCCGGGAACCTTCAGATCGCAGGCACAAACGTGCTCACAAGTGGGCGGGCAGCGCTAAACCTTCAGAGGGTTTCCCTAGATGCATCTAGCGGGAATGGCTACAACTTCTGGGACGGCAATGGCGCCTACGTCATCTATATGTCCCAGCAGAGCAATAGCACCTACGGTGGTCGCGTAACGGATGAAACCAGCTCTGACTATAATATGTACTTCAAGATGCAGAGCGGCACGAATCGCGGCTTTGTGTTCCGTGATGACACGAACAACTACTTCAGCATTAACCCCAACGGCTTTTATTCAGAAGTT